CGGTGGTGGTGATTGACTCGTTGACATTCATGTCCGATGCGGCCTGGGCGTTCCGCGAACCCCTGGTCCCAAAATCGAAGGATGGAAAGTACGATGTACGAGCGGTTTACAAGGATTCCCAAGACGCTATCGAGGGCGTTCTCGCGCTACTCACGTCGGAGACCTTCAGAACCAATGTCATCGTCCTCAGTCACGTCCGCTACGTCGACAACCCCGACGGAACCAAGAAAGGGTATCCTACGGCAATTGGTTCAGCTCTGTCACCTACAATTCCGCGTTACTTTAACTCGGTGGCGCTTGCGCAAACAGGCCCGGGCGGCAAGAGACAAATCCAAACCACTGCCACCGCAATGATCGACCTCGCGAATCCGGCCTCGTTCAAAATGTTGCCTACACTGCCGATCGAAACGGGATTAGCTACTTTTTTCGAGACGGTGCGCTCGTGATTACACAAGCTCAGTTGGTAAAGATGATAGTATATAACCCTTGCACAGGATTGTTCGTGTGGAAGGAGGCTAAAAAAGGAAGAAAGAAAGTTGCTGGATGTAAAAATCCAAGAGGATACATACAGATCTGTATAGACTACAGATTGTATCAAGGACATAGACTTGCGTGGCTATACACATACGGGGAGTGGCCAAATGAGATAGATCATCTAGACGGAAATCCGACTAACAACAGTATCTGGAATCTCGCTAATGGTTCTCATAGAGATAATATGTTGAATCAGAGACGATTTCATCGTTAGAGGAGGGCCCATGAAACTGCAGATTACCGTGACTCGAACCTACGAAGTCGACCTCGTCGGGGCTGACGCGAACGACATCGTCGAGACTATCGAGGAGAAACTCGAAGAGCAGAGCGATTCCGACGAGCCCTTAAAGCTCGCCGACGCCACTGATGCCGACATCTCAGATGCCGCGATTGCGGCACTTGAAAGTGACCCCGACCTCATCATAGGAGACACCAGCGACCCCGACTCAGAAACCTGGAACGTGGAAGTCATTCGCTCATGAGAGTCAAGAGACGTATCCTAGGACAAATCCTAATCGAACTTATGGAGATCAAAGCCATGGTAGCCAATTTCGAAGAAATCCTGAACCGCCCCGCCTCCACCGTAGAACCCCCGAAACCCCTCCCAGTCGGAACCTATCATTGCCTCGTCGACGGGCCGCCAGCGGCCGAGGAATCGTCCCAGAAGAAGACTCCGTGCCGCACATTCAAGTTCAAAATTCTGTCGGCCCTCAAAGACGTGGACCCGGAGCAGATCGCGATGGCGGGCGGTGTAGTTGGCAAACTCATCGCGGGACAGGGGGCGGGCACCGCATTCTATCTGACCGACGATTCGGCCTGGCGATACAGAGAGTTTCTCGTGGATCACCTTGGCCTTGAGGAGGGCAATAAGACCCTCCGCGAACTCGAGGCCGAGGCCCCCGGCAAGCAGGTCCTTGTTGTGTTGAAGCACGATCTGTCCCAGGATGGAAAGCGGGTGTTCCACCGGGTCGACAAGACGGCGCACGTGTGACTGCGCCTAGGGTCGGAGGCTGTTTAAGTCCCCCTAGCCTCGAGGCCTCCGACCCGCCCTCAATAACGGCCGAGTGGACGGCCGGTCGTTATCTGTGCGAAAGCCGTCCGGAGTGACTGTGGATGATAAAGAAGCTAGCCTTTATCACTGCACTTGCCCTGCTGAGCTGTCCGCCCGCTATGGCCAGCTCAGTCGGGGATGAACTGACGTTCAGCTTTACGTCAGACCATTGCACTGGAAATTGCGGTCCGCAATCATCCTTTGCAACGGTGGAAGTTACACAAACGGCGGTCGATCAGCTGACGTTTGTGTTTACTGCCCTGAACGGGAACACCTTCATCAATACTGGGTTCCCGCTCACTTTCGGGTTCGACCTGCAAGGCACCCCGGTTATCACCTACTCTGGTCTGACAGCTGGATGGGGCATACCGGGCGGCAACCCCCAGAGCGCTGGAACTTTCCACATGGACGGTTTCGGTGACTTCGAGTACGGTGTACTCTGGGGCCTGCAGGGAGGTGGGTTCGGAACAACCTCGTTGAGTTTCACGATTACGGGGACCGGCCTGACTCTCGAGAGCCTGATTGTTGATGCTCAGGGGGCCTTTTTCGCGCTCGACATCAGATCGGGCACGAACGGCAACACTGGACTTGTCGACGACTCACTTCCAGGTACACCGCGTACAGTGGGCGTCCCAGGTCCCGTGCTTGGTGCAGGGCTTCCGGGGCTTCTATCCGGCTTTGGCCTCTGGTTCTTGAACCGGATGCGTCGGAGACGGAACGCAATATAGTCGCGTTGGGGGAGGGCTTCACGGCCCTCCCCTCGAGGAGGCCACAAGTGGAACGTATCAAAAGTTGTGGTAACTGTATCTATTCAATCGAGATAGACGATCCGGGGGCGGTCTGTTGTCGACGGTATCCGCCCTCCATCACCAGAGTCACTGAGTTAGCCCCGGGCAAGATCAACATCCAATCCCACTCCCCATTCGTCAGTCGCCAGTGGTGGTGCGGTGAATGGCGAGCGGATGATACCGCTATGTCGGTTTCCGACATAGCCATACCATTCACTGGAAAGCCATCATGACATCTGGACAATTCCACCTAGTCCCTATGGACTCCATCATAGTCGACCGAGACAACCGTCAACGTCGAGAGATCGATCCGGAGAAGTTGGACATCCTCAAGGACTCGATCTACCGACTCGGTCTGATCCACCCCATAGTCGTGACCCGCGAACTCGAGTTGGTTTCTGGCGAGCGCCGGTACACCGCGTGCAGACAACTCGGCTGGACCAACATTCCTGCCCAGTACACCGACGAACTCGATCCCGCCCGCTTGCGGGCGATTGAGTTGGAAGAAAACATAAAGCGGCTGGACATCACGTGGCAGGACCAAACCAACGCAATCCGCGAGTATCATCGCCTCCGCGCCTCTGAGGACCCAAAGTGGACTCAACAGGACACCGCCGAGGCGATCGGGCTGTCCCGGGTCCAGACCAACGCCTATTTGATGGTCGCCGACGAACTGTCAAACCCCCGGATCGCCGATCTGCCAAAGTTCTCCGTGGCCTTCGGCATCGTTAAGCGAGCCGCCGAGCGCCGAGACAATCAAATCATCAGTGAGATCCTGGGTGCCCCAGCGGCGGCGCCCGAGCCCGAACCAATCCTCACAACCGACTTCGTTGACTGGACCGAGACCCACGTCAGTCCGAAGTTCAACCTCCTCCATTGTGACTTTCCCTACGGCATCGAGGCCAACACCTTCAATCAGGGTGCCGCGGGCGCGCACGGGGGCTATCTGGACACCACCCAGCACTGGCACCATCTGATGGGCGCGCTGAGGAAAACCACAAAGTACCATACGACCGACGCCTGTCACCTGATGTTCTGGTTCGCCATGCGGAAGGGCGATAATCGGCTGTATGAGGTGACGTGTCTGATGCTCGAGCAGATGGGCTGGACTATCAACCCAATTCCCCTAGTATGGATGAAGTCCGATGGAGTCGGAATTATTCCCGATCCCGAGCGGGGTCCGCGCCAAATCTATGAAACTTGTCTGCTTGGATCGAAAGGCGACAGAAAAATTGTTCGATCTGTGGCCAACGCTTATGCTAGTCCGACCGTTCGAGACAAGCATATGTCTGAGAAACCAGAGCCAATGTTGCGGCACTTCTTCGGGATGCTTGTGGACGCGAATACAGTGCTACTCGACCCCACTTGTGGCAGTGGAAGTGCATTGCGAGCGGCTGAGTCTCTTGGTGCAAAATATGTTCTTGGACTCGAAAATAATCCCGAGTTCGCCGACCTCGCCCGAACCGCCCTCAACCGTGCCCGACTCCTTCGTCGGGCAGAAAAAGTGATGGAGAAGTCCCATGACACTGCATGACTCTACCTTTATGTACCTGAAGCCCACCAACGACCAACTCAATCAGATGGAACTCGTTCGCGAGTCCTTCAGAGATTTCGCCAAGGTCCTCGATGCCGAGCTTCCAGACGGCCCCGATAAGACTTGGATCATGCGCGAACTCCGGACCGTGGCTATGTGGGCCAATGTGACACTGACCCGCAACGCGGATGGGAGCCCTCGATCATGACTATCAACCGATCCGACGGACTGATCGTATTTGTGTGCGACGCTTGCGGCGACCGCTTCGACACTGGCCAGGACTCGTGGATGGATGCCTGGCACGAGGCTAAAGAAGCGGGCTGGAGTGCCCGCCAAGAGGACAATGGATCATGGACTCATGTGTGTGCGGGGTGCCCATGGCCGTCTATCGAATAGTGTTGGTTGGCGAGGCCTGGGGCGAGCATGAAGAACGCGAGCGACGCCCCTTTGTCGGCCCCGCCGGCTGGCAACTGAACTCAATGCTTCGTGAGGCGGGCATCGTCCGCGACGAGTGCTACCTCACGAATTGTTTCAATCTACGACCCAAGCCCTCCAACAAGATCGAAAATCTTTGCGCCCCTCGAAAGGAGGTTCGCCATGCACTTCCCCCGCTTTCAACAGGCAAGTATATCCGCGACGACTACCTTCCAGAAATTCAACGCCTCTATGAAGAGCTTAAATCAATTAGACCAAATGTTGCGGTCGCTCTGGGCGGGACTGCCGCCTGGGCTTTACTACGGGACGGTAGAATTTCGAAACTTCGAGGGGCAGTTGCCGAGTCTCCGGTTATCCCCGGACTCAAAGTCCTTCCCACATTCCACCCCTCCTACATCCTCCAAGGGTCCTACGAAGCCCGTCACGTCACGGTCCTCGACCTCCAAAAAGCGCGCCGCGAGTCGGAGTTCCCCGAAATCCGCCGCCCCCAGCGAACCATCTACATGGAGCCAACTCTCGGAGACCTCGAAGATTTCTTTCGTTCGTTCATTGTACCCTCAAAAAGACTGGCCGTTGATATTGAAACTCGTGGAGAGCGGATTACCTGTATCGGATTTGCTCCCAACCCAGGAGTGGCTCTCGTGGTACCTTTCGAAGATAATCGTCGAAGAGATGGGAATTACTGGCCTACCCTCGCTGCCGAACTCGACGCCTGGAAGTGGGTCCGACGAGTCCTCGATCACCCCATAGAAAAGGTGTTCCAAAACGGCCTCTTTGACATCCATAGATTATGGAGAGGATACGGCATCCCAGTCCGAAATGCCACCCATGATACAATGCTCCTTCATCACGCTCTCCAACCAGAAAGTCCGAAAGGACTAGACTTTCTGGGATCGGTCTATACTAACGAGTCGGCTTGGAAACTCGGTATCCGACTGAAACACAAGGGCACGATCAAGAGGGAGGACTAATGCGAAGCATCCGCACCGACCTCCTCCGGCCGGGCATGACTATGTCCGAGTCCGAGAACCTCTGGGTCTATAACGGCCTCGATTGTTGTGTGACCCTGGAGGTGCTCGAGGCCCTGTTGCCGCAACTCGGCAACGAGACCGCCTCGACCTATGCGTTGTCACGGTCGCTTCAGGGTCCGGTCTTGGAAATGAACACGAGGGGAGTCCGTATCGATGAACTCGAACGACAAAAAGCCATTGCATCATATAAAAGTGATTCTGAGCGACTCGAGCGGCAGCTATTCAAAATTGTCCATTCTGGAGTCGGATATACCGATTTCAGAAATAATGGAAAGACTCGAGCATGGCGATCCAACGCTATGGTTGGAACTCTGTTGTATGATATACTCAAGCTTCCAGAAGTCCGGAAGCGAAACGAAAAAGGACAACTCGTACGCACCGTTGGAAGAGAGGCGCTTGAGCGATTACAGGTACACTTTCTCGCTCAACCAGTTATTTCACATATACTCTCTCTTAGAGACTTTGGGAAAAAGATTGGAGTTCTTGAGGCAGAGGTTGACTCCGACGGGCGCATCAGGACGTCATATAACATTGCTGGCACTACGACAGGTCGTTTCAGTAGTTCGTTCAATGATTTTGGAACTGGAGGAAACGTCCAGAATATTGAAGAACGTCTCCGAAGGATCTTCATCCCCGATCCAGGAATGAAGTTCGCCAATATCGATCTCGAACAGGCCGACGCTCGTAACATGGCCGCGATGTGCTGGTCGGTTCTCCGGGACCCGAAGTATCTCGATGTGTGCGAGTCGGGCGATCTCCACACCGGTGTCGCTAAACTCTGTCAACCGAGGCTTCCTTGGCCCGGCACGCCGCGTGAGGACCGCGCGATAGCCGAGAGGCCATTCTATCGTCACCACTCCCTCAGGCATATGTGTAAAGTCCTGGGGCACGGAACCAACTATCTGGGTTCACCTTTTGAGATGTCCCGTCACACAAAGATGGAAAAGAAAGCCATCGAGGCTTTCCAAGAAACCTACTTTACGACGTTCCCTGGCATTCAAAGGTTGCACGAGTGGGTTCAAAAAGAATTGGTCGAGCGGGGCTACCTCGTAACCCCCTTCGGTCGAAAGCGATGGTTCTTTGGTCGTCGCGACGAGCGCGATACCCTCAAACAGGCGGTCGCCTTCCTAGGTCAGTCGATGACCGCCGACGAGATGAACCACGCAATGCTCGCCCTTTGGCGACTAAACATCGCCCAACTGTTGTTACAGGTGCATGACTCGATCTTGATACAGTACCCTGAAGACCGTGAGAATGAAGTCCTGCCGCAAGCACTCGCGGCGATGAAAATTCCACTCGAACTTGAAGGGGGACGTCAGTTTGTGGTGCCACTCGAAGCAAAAGTCGGATGGAATTGGGCCAATGCCTCTGAAGACAACCCCTGGGGGCTAAGGAAATGGCCCGATGACCGTCGCAGGTCTACGTCGACTTAGCAGCTGGATAGACTCATATGTAGAATATACGGAAATACTGCCCTCCCCGTTGCTCATGCGCAAGTGGGCGGCTATTTCGTTTATCGCGGCCGCTATGGAACGCAAAATCTGGGTCACCGTGAGCGGCTCAGACTTGTACCCGAACCTCTATACCATCCTTGTCGGTCCTCCTGGGATCGGTAAGGGCCAAGCGATAAGGGCAGGTGAACTGATCTTCAGAGAGGTCCCCAACATGATAATTGGACCCTCGGACGTAACTGGTGCAGCGATGATTGACGCGCTCGGCGAGTCAGTTCGCCGGGTCGTCCTTCTCGGTGACCCTCCCTACGTCGAGTTCAACTCCCTCTGCATCATCGCCCGCGAGCTGGGTGTTTTGATTCCCTCGTGGGACGGTTCCCTCATGAACAGCTTAACGGACATCTATGATGGCTTCCAAGTCGACCAGCGACGCCGGGGAAAAGAACGTCATATCAAAATTGAGCATCCGCAAATTAACCTTCTTGGAGCGTGCACTCCTGCTTATCTTACTGCGACTATGCCTAAGGAAGCATGGGATCAGGGATTTATCTCCAGGGTACTACTTGTCTATTCAGGAGAGCGCCTTCCAACGGACCCCTTTGTTGAAAATGAGAGGGCGTCCGGAATGGCGCAACTTCACGATGACCTTCTACATGACCTCAAATCAATATCAACAGCCTTCGGTCGATGTGCATTTACCTCCGACACCCAAACCGCCATTCGAGCCTGGCTCAAAAACGGATCTGCCCCCGAACCTAGGCACCCTCGCCTCCAATATTATAACTCCCGACGACTCGCACATTTACTTAAGCTCTGCATGGTCGTCAGCCTGTCCCGATCTGACGACAAGATTATTACGCTTGAGAACTATGCTGAAGCGTTGAACCTCCTCGTCGAGGCCGAAATCCAGATGCCTGAAATCTTCAAGGCCATGACGACCGGTGGAGACTCGTCTCCGATGGAAGAGACCCTCCTGTATGCGAGTGCCCTGTTCGCCAAGGAGAAACGCCCTCTCTCAGAGCACCGCATCATCGCCTTCCTTCGGGAACGAGTCCCGGCCCACAACATCCTCAATATACTGCAAATTATGGTCCGTTCAGGGATGCTCGTCGCGGCCCCGGACCAGAAAGGAGGCATAACTTACCGTCCCGCAACCAAACTTGAACAATTGGAGCCTAAACATGAAACAGACCCCGAACGAGGCCCGTGAGGGCCGTCTTCGCCAACTGGTCGACGCGTTGATACTTAATCCCTGGATCGATCCAGCCCTGAAAAACGCTCTCCACGACATCGTCGCCGAGTGGGATCATCAGGACAAGCTGTCGGAAGAGCCCCTCCCGGGGCTCGAAGAGCTAGAGTAGTCCGACGAGTGCCAATTCGTCACGCGAAAGTTAAGTCTCGCCATCGATAACTACAACTGGATACAATACCTCGACTTCTTGATCGGTCTCGAGTCCGAGCGCCTCCATCAAGCCGGAGGACAGGTCGGCTACGCGCCCCGTGTTCTCGTTTGGTCCCCAGTCCGCGGGCCAGGCCAGGAAGGTTTTGCCATCCGCACTAACCCTGGCCTTCTTGGTACTGTCCGCGAGCATCGTCTTTGGGGTGACATCGTAGTTCCACCGACAGGCCACATAGTACACTTTGGGATTGAGTCGGCGGGCGAGCCCAGTTGTCCCTGGGGGCTGTTTTGGCAAGAACAGGTGAGGTGCGTCGTCGTACTCGTACAGAAATGCCAGTCCCTCATCGGGCGTCACTCCCTTGTCTTTCGGCCCTCCAAACCACGAGCACTTTCCCGCCGCATAGAAGGTCGGCTTTGGCACCTTATTGACTGGTGGCGACTCCCTTACCGCCGCGATCCCGGCGCAGATCTTGTCGAAATTCGCCTGATACTTCTTGACGTCCTCGCCCGCGTCCACGAAACAGACCTCGATTAAAATCGCCGGCATCTCGGTCTTGTTCAGGAAGAACAGGTCGGTCCGCTTCTTAATGCCCCGATTGATCAGGCCACTCGCCTCCGCGATCGAGTTGACTACCCGAGTCGCCACCGTATCCTGTGTCAGATACAGGACCTCGGTCCCCCGACCTCCATCGGTCGGAACGTAGGCGTTGAAGTGGACACTGACGTCGAAGTCGCGCACTTGCGAGTTATGGAAGTTGACGATCGTGTTTAGATTCTCGTTCTGGGTCGTCGAGGTATTGTCGTGGAACTCGGTCGCCTCGTGACCAAGCATCCTGAGAAAGTCCGCGACTCGCGAGACAACGCGCCTCGCCTCATCGACCTCGTCAATCAGTCCACTGGCCCCACGGACATACTTGCCGTGGCCACTCGAGATCACGATCCTCATTTTAGCCCTCCCTTACATAGTGTGTTTATTAGTTGAATCGTCATATCGAATCGCTTAGCCTGGGCATTTGCCAAGGCGTTCATGAACCAGACCCCTGCCCCAATACCTACCGCGTTCAACGCGACCAGGGCTAATAAGGCCGGGCTGGCCTTCAACCCACTGATCACATCACTGGCCACTTTCGCCACGTTCTCGTTCATAGCTTTATGTACCACGTTCCAAGGAGAACCTTGTGGAGGTTGGGAACTGTTCCGCCGCCACCGATTGAGCTGGTCGTACCGCTGAAGCTATGGGTGTGGTCCCCAGATACATCGCTCGTAGTGCCACTGTACGTGTGCGCGTGCGAGCCGCCCGCGTCTACAGTGATGGTGTGAGTGTGAGCGCCTGCTGCCCCAGTCGTAGCCGCATTACCAGTCGCAACACCCCACTGGTTCGCGCCAGCCGTGATATTGGTCCCAGTGTTGAC